GTTTCTGGTATGATATCTTTTACAATTGTTCTTGGCATGCTTATATGCGTGTTTATATATGGGGGCAAACCAATTATGCTCATAGAAAAGAATTTCTTAAAATGCGTATGAAAGCTATTGGAGATACCATTCGTGATGATATTGGTTATCCAACATTTTTTACTACTTTAGCAATAACTTTATTATGTATCAGAGATGTTATTCGTCTTTATAGACTTATGAAACCACAAAGTGGAATCTCTGATGACATTGGTCGTCGCCCTGAACCAACGGGTGATGAAAAAGAAAATGTATGGGTTAATAATAATTTTGTATTATCCACATTCGATTTATCTCGACAAACCCTATCTTCTAAAGGTTTAGATAGAGACACTTTTATTTCAACTATTCGAAATAATTGTGTTCATTTTAATTTTCATACACGTCCAGGTAAAGTCATTCCAAGTAAAGCAATTTGTCTCACTGGACAAAAATATCTTACGAATAATCACAATATTCCAGTTTTGACTGAACCTAAGGAACTTACTGTTATTACGAGTAATCGGGCTGATGGTATTACAGAGAATTTAAAATTTTGTATTTCTGAAGCTATGATTGTACGTAATTATGAGAATGATACTTTGGTGATTACTTTATCTAATCTTCCACCTAAAAAGGATATCACACGATACTTTTCTAATAATGATATTGATATTAAAACTGATGGGTTTTATTTATCACGTCAAATTACTGGTGAAATTTTACAAAATAATATCAAAGTTATCCAAAAGAACAAAACCATCAGTGTACCTTTAGAAAAATATAAATCTGAAATGTGGACTGGTAAAGCAACATCAACTACTGTAGTTGGTGATTGTGGTTCCGTTCTTATTGGTGAAACTATTAAAGGTTATGTTATTATGGGTATTCATATGCTTGGTAATGAAACAACTTTGAATGTAGCAGCAACTAGTCTTAATGTTACTTCATTATCTACGATGTTTGTTGATGATATTTATTCAGTACAAAGTGGAACTCCACATTTGTCATCTGAAAGTGCTAAACGTGAAATTGTATCATTACATCACAAATCTGTTTTTCGATATATGTCGGAAGGAACAGCTTGTGTTTATGGTTCATTTACAGGATTTAGACCAACACATAAATCAAGTGTTGAATTGAGTCCTATGGCACGTTTTCTATCTAAACATGGTTATAAAATCAAACATGGAGCACCAGTTATGAAAGGTTATGAACCTTGGCGAGTTGCTGCTTTAGATATGGTTAATCCTGTCACAAAATTTGATCCAAGTGTTGTAAAACATATTGAAGATTGTTTTATGCAAGATATAATTGATGCTAAGGTTGATTTTACAGAATTGATGCCGTATGATAATTTTACAGCTATTAATGGTGCACCAGGTGTTGCATATGTTGATAAAATCAACAGAAACACTAGTGCTGGTAATCCTTGGAAAACAGGTAAGCGACAGTTTATGCTCAATATAGCTCCAATACATGGTTGTCAAGATCCTGTTGAAGTTAATGATGAGATTATGGATAGAGTTAATGAGATTATCATAACATATCACTTAGGTGAACGTGCTATGCCTAATTTTTGTGCTCATCTTAAAGATGAACCTGTTTCTTTTAAGAAGATTATGGCAAAAAAGACGCGTGTATTTACAGGTGCTCCATTTGATTGGACTATTGTAGTACGCAAATATTTATTATCTGTTGTTCGTCTTATTCAAAGAAATAAAACAATCTTTGAAGCAGCGCCAGGTACTGTGGCACAATCTAGTGAATGGTCAATATTATATGATTATATAACTCAGTATGGTACAGATCGTATTATAGCTGGTGATTATAAGGCTTTTGATAAACGTATGTCTTCATCACTTATATTAGCAGCTTTTAATATTATTTATAGAATGTGTGAACTTTCCGGAAATTATACCAAAGATGATCTTAAGGTTATTGCAGGTATTGCTCATGATACAGCGTTTTCTTTGGTTGACTTCAATGGTGACTTAGTTCTATTTTATGGAACAAATCCATCGGGTCATCCACTCACTGTAATTATTAATGGTTTAGTCAATTGTCTATATATGCGTTATGCATACTATCAATTGAATCCAGCTAAAACCGCAAAAGATTTTAAATCTAATGTATCATTATTAACTTACGGTGATGATAATATTATGTCTATAAACAAAGATATCTCTTGGTTTACGCATACAGCTGTTGCAGCTGAATTTGCTAAATTAGATATAATTTACACTATGGCTGAAAAAGAAGCTGAAAGTATACCATTAATTGATATATCTGAAGCCTCATTTCTTAAACGAACATGGGTCTTTAATAAAGAAGTAGGTTACCATTTTGCTCCATTAGATCATGAATCTATTGAAAAGATGCTAATGATATGGTGCAAATCTAAATCTATATCACAAAG